GTAGGCTTCTTGCTGTCAGTCTCGCCCTCCATGGCGACGAGGTATGCAGCGGAGTAGGTGCGGGGCACAAACTCAAAGCCCGGGACCGGGTAGGTAGACACGGCCATGACCTCGTAGTCGCCGTCAATGCCGTCGAAGTAATAAAACTCCGGCGTCTCGACATACACCAGCTTTGCCGGGTCGTTTGTGGTGTAGCCCGGCTCGCCCTCGTATGCAGTGACATGGAACGTGCGGTCTGCGTCGCGGTAGCCGTTGCAGCGGCGACGGCCTGCGAACGGGTAAGCCTTGTCGAAGTCGTTGGTGACGGTCTGGCTGCCAACACCAGCCTCCGCCGTCATGCCGACGCTGTCGTAGATGCGCTCGCCCTTGCTTGCGCTCGCGCCCTTGGGCCAGCGGACGCCGTAGATTTTGACGTGCTCTTTGCGTTCCAGCGCGGAAATACGGTCGTCCAGCTTGACGAGGTCTGCCTTAGTGGCGAGGCTCGACGGGTCGATAGTGACCTTGACATCGGAAACGCGGTCGATGATGGTGTTGATGTCGTAGGTCGCCACGTTGGTGATGGCCGTGCCCTCGGGGCGAATCCACTGCGGATTGTCGGAGAATCCCGCGTAGGCGTACAGAATCTCTCTGCCGTCGGTGTCCTTTGCAAAGACGCCGATTTCCTTGACGAAAAAGCCCTGCATCACGCCGATGCTGGAAACGGTGACGACGATTTTCGCCTCGCCGTTCTTCGGGTTGTCAACGCTCTCGATGGTGGCGTTTTTCAGCTCATGCACGAGAGCGTTGAGCGTTGCCGGGGATGCAGGAGGAGTGCCGTCGCCGACCGCGACGCGGGTAATCTGCAATGCGCCTTTCTGCGCCAGCAGTTTGCCGATAAGGGCAATGCCTTTGTTGGTGGTAATAGAACCGTCCATTTAGATACTCCCTTTCTGTGCTGTCTGCACAATGTAGTGTGTGTTCTCGATGACGCCGCAGCCGGTCCGGGCTGTGTATGCTGCGGCCGCGCGCTCCTGCTGAAATGCCGGGGCGATAGCGACGATCGTGGTCTGCGCATAGGCCGCA